GCTATTGATGAAGGATAAGAACCAATAAAAAAAGCTCCCAATCTCCATTTTGTACTCGCTATTAATGATCCAACTAAGGTTACACTGTCACCAGCTGCCTCTGCTGCTAAATCATTACCAGGAGCAATTACTATAGTTGTATCTGTCACAGAAACTATTAAAAGGTTTGTGAAATTATTACTTGTAGATCCAGTTAAGGTAATTCTCATACCATCTTCAAATCCCTGGTCAATAAATGAACCAGCTGTATCTTCTAATCTATCGTTATGCTCTAGCCCAGTTGTATCTGGATCACCTTCATGAAACGATATAGTGGTGGTTGCATATGTAGGCATTAATTCTGTTCTGCCATCTTCTAATTCTTGGACAGCCGCAACGGCTACGGTAGCACTAGTAATAGAAGAGATTTTAGCAAAACCTTCATGCAATTGCACTAAACGACCAACATCACTTGAGGTAAACAAACTAGCTGATGCCGTTATATTTACGTTACCAGTTCTTGCACTAGCTATTAAAGTTGTCGTGGTTGTGTTGGGATCTAACATTGCTCCACGCTTTAAGACAACATCATTAATTGTCCAGGCGGTATGGCTTGTTCTCGTTAATTTTCTTGGAGGATGGGATGGATGGACTAGATACATAACATCTGCTGTTTGAGCAAACTTAACATCTGCTATTTGAGCTGTTGTGTAAGTTGTTGTTAGTTCTATAGGGTTGCTGCTGCCGTCAACAATCTGACCACCATCTTTAAAAAAGCGCATATAATTATTGCCCATTTCAATAATATATACTTGCTCAACATTAAACTGGAACCTGATGATTCTAGTTTTAGCACTACTAGTTTTAACACCAGCTACATATTTTGTGCCTGGTCTTCTTGTTAAACCACCGTGAGGCTGTACTAAAAAATTCTCAACAGTTGTCGCACCATTATCGTATCTTCCTAAATCTGTACGTCCAAACAGCCTTTGGGTTAACTCACCAGCGGTAAAGTTCTGTTTAGCGGTTGATACTTTTGCCATTAATTAAAACCTTGATGCTATAAAGATATCACCTTCAGCATAAACACGCTGATCTTGATTTGTTATATTGGCTGGAGTTCCTTCTGTGGCATCCACAAAACGAGCTTCTCTAATTTTAGTATTAAATTGTGTTTCCATTAGCTGAGTTAAAGTAGTGCTATTAACCAGGCTATATGATATTTCCATTGCCATTCTAGATGACAAGGCTTCAATTAATAATTGATCATATTCATTTGGATCAGTTACTCTAGCTATATAAAGTAATTGAATTGTTGCATCATCACAAAGCAACTTTCTTCCTTCTATTTTATGTACAGTATCTGGATCTTGTAATCTAAGAACTCTAAGGCAATAAGGATCTGTAGGAAGCGTGAATTGATTAGAGTAATCAAATTCTGGAGATACACTGTCAGGAGATAACGTAACTCTTTTTAATAAACAGTTCCAGGGATGAGATCTAAAAACAGCATCTCTAACTAATGCATAACGCTGATTACAAATACGCCCAGCCTTACTATCTTCATTTAATGAGATAATATTACTAGCGCCAATCATGTTTAGTGCTGAATTACAAATATCAACTTCTGATGCCATAATTATTCCTTTAAAATAAAATAGGGCAAGTTAGGAAAAGTCCTAATCATTGCCCTATTTAAAGTTAGTTAATCAAGCACATAATACATTGTGAGTTCAATTAACCCAGCACCATTAGCGCCAGCTAAGCTCACAGTTATTGGAATGCCGTCTTTATCAGCGTCAACTATACTATTTTTACCAAGAGCGGCTGTTAAAGCGCAACCCACAGTTGTAATAGCCGTTGAAGCCGCAGCTGCTTTGTACTCGTCAACATCAGCAGCAACCGCTGTTCCTGATGAGTTTGTATAAGCCGCATGACCTACTGATAAAGTAGTCGATGAGTTCAATGCCGCATGAACTAATTCACCGTCCAGGATTCTTGCCCCATTTGGTAAATTAAACATTTGGATATCAGACTGCTCTGTTGCAGCTGTAAATGAACCATAAGCAATTCGGATTCTGCCGCCTTGCTCTATAGTCTTGATTGCCGTAGTAGGGTCATTTTGACTCCACTTGGTCTTTTGGTCTGAATAGGCTACACCCATTTTTTTTACTCCTTATTTAAGATTATTCGTTACAAGCGATTTCCACTATTTTCTCTTCTTCCATTCTTGTCGCACCAAGAGTTTGACAGTAATAGATCTGAGTTGAGTAGGATTTATCTGCACGCTCATCAATTTTCGCTGTTGGTTCTTTCCCAATAGCGCATTTTAACCCATCGGAAGCATAAGCAAAAACTTGTCTTGAAGTTCCATTATGCGGCAAACGGTTTGATGATATAAACTTAAATCCCATGAAACTATCCACGCTTCCTTGGACAAGAGCTTTCACCGTATTGAAATCACTTGATGTTACCTGAGTTGTTCCTAACAAATCTGACATTTGCTTTGGTGATGCAACTAAATAACGAGGAATAGATGGGTCAACACTATTAGCGTCTAATATCTCTTTAGCTTCTAAAAGCTTAGCTATAGTTAAACCAGCTGAACCGTGAGCGATTTGCTGAGATGATGGAAATGCAACACTTGTTGAACCACTTGCACCAGTTTTAGCAGCACCATACATAGCAGCAATAATAACGTCATCCATTGCTCTACCCATTGCAGCAGCCGCAGCTCTTGCATAAGTTGATGTTGGATCAGCTAACATTCTGATTTTGTCCTGCGAATCTATTAGATCTGCATATTCATAATCAGTCATGGTAACCATACGTCTTGTATGAGGTGTATCCATTAACGGTGTATCACTATTTCTAGTGGTTCTAGCAACAGCTGCTGCAACTCCTACTTGATCGAAAAACGCTTTTTCTGCATTGACAGATTCAACGTCAACAGATGATCTAAGTAGAGATCCCATCTGTTGTGATAGCATGGCTATGTTTGAGCTGAACTGCTGCACAAAAGCCGTAGATATGGTTGTACTCATTTTGAGCATCTCCTTATTTTAAAGTTTAAAGTTAAATTTTAATCATAGGGCTACCCAGCAGAATGCCAGACCTTACTAATATTTACGTTTACTTAACGACCTTACTCAAAGGTTTGCGCTCAAGGGCTTGTGGCTTGTCTTGAGATTCATTAACCCACTTAACGTAGGTATCTGCTAATTCTATAGGATCACTAATGTTATTTAATGACCCATAACTAACTGCTAATTTTAAGCATTCAAGTCTAACTATATTGCTTTCCATTATAGCTCTCTTAGTCTTAATGCCTCATTAACAAATTTATCATGTTCTGGATGCATTTTATCCCAATAAGGTGTTCCAGGAGCTGTAAGCTTTGCTATCTCATTAGAGATATCCGCTGCGCTTAATCCAGGTTGTGAATCCCTTCCACTAAATTGATCCTCACCTAATCTTTCAGCTATAAAGCCACCTATTTGATGAAACAGCTTAATAACTTCTGGATTGTCACCCAGCATCTTACCATCAGCCATTTGCATTTCTGTTAGTTCTGCCATACCAAATTCAGACAAAACATTATTAGCTTGCGCCATATTGTTATCAAACTTATCGCCCCAATCTTTTCTTAGATCTTGCTCTAAGGTGACACGGTGGCTTTCTAAATCTACTGCACCTACGTTGGTTTCATTACCAGCTCTTTCACCATATGCCGCCAAAAGCTGTGAGGCTTGGTTCTGGCTTAGACCTATTTTATGCGCAGTATCTTTAAACCATTGACCACTTTCTTCAGTGTCTTTATCAAAAGATAAATCATATTTGTCAGAGGTTTCTGGTCTTCCTAATTTATCATAAACTTGTGACCAATCATCTTCAGTTGCCCAGCTTCCTGGTACAGCTACTTTATCAGCGCCAACCATCTTTTGAGCATTAATGAGTGACTTAGCCATACCATTAATATCTTTATATGTGGATAAGGATGGATCATTTCGATAACCCTCATCAATATGTTGTCTAAAATCAAATGTATTTTCTTCAGACGTTGCTTGTCCAGCTTCTTCAACTGGGGCATCCGCTACCTGGACATCATCCATTTATTTATTCCTTTTCTGGTTGTTTATT